TACCGTCTATTGCAGTATTACCTTTTTCAATCAGTTTGTAAAGATTTTCTCGACCGTAATCAAAGTCCGAATCTGGATCTTTGTCTGTGGGCATTGGTACAACTGCAGCAGTTAATTCTTTTTTCTCTTTAACCACCTCACCTGCAATATCCAAAACCTCATTTAGTTTCTCATCAATAGTACTCATATTAAAACCTTTTTAATTATTTGTCATCTCCAGTTTCTTCATCATAATTCTTACCATCATCAAAATGTTCAAGTGTTGATGTAAAGGTATAATCATCATCATAATCAGCACTTGTTGGATTTGGAGTAATGGTAATTCTTTCTTTTCTTGAAGGGTCTGTAGAAGAAACATTTGTATATAAATCAACACCAACTTTCCTAACAATAGAACTGGAACTAATTGGACCATATAGATAAACTTTAGCAGTAAATTTTAATGTATAGATTATTGCTCGTCTACTTGTAAAATCACCTGTATAAGTATCTTCATAATCCACACTTTCTAAAACAAATGGGATATCTCTTTTTGTATCCATTGTTGTACTTTCAATCATAGTCACCGTATAGTCAGGCTGAAAGTATGGTAATATTTGTTCTAAAATTTGTAAACCATCATCTGAATTTGCAACAAAAGTATATAAGTTAAATCCAATATCATAAGGAACAGGCGCATATTGTGTATTCAATTTTTCTGTATCGCCACTTGCTTTCACTTTTCCAAATTTTAAATTCTTATTTAACTTTCTAGTAGGGTCATAAGCAAAGGTCGATATATCAAATGACATTCGAGGTAGAGTAATCGCCACTTTTGAATCATCGCCCCTTAAATCTGTTTGTTGTTCTAATCGAACTAACATTTTTTCCTTTGGCGCATACGCCAAAGGCACTCTAATATTCTGCAAAGGATTCCCGCTAGAATCCAAACGCTTAATATTAACATTATTAAATACTGTACCAAATGCGATTACAGTATTTCTAATATGTTTATTGTAAAAGTGTTGTCCAAACATTAGTAACTATCAACCTCCCCAAATGGATTTCTTTCACTAAAGTCCAGTATATCATCATAAGAAGAACCAGGTGTTGTTCCTGCTCTATCTTCAAATATCTTTCCTTGATCCACAGGCTGTTGAGTTGCCATTGTAAAGTCCTCATTAATAAGATAACTAATTTCATCAATATCACTTTCAATAACTATTGAACCAGTTTCTGCTTCTAAAGTAAATTGCCAATTCATTGTATCAGTAGATAAACTATCCTCTACTGTATCAATATCAGTAATACCAGTATCAACTCTTTCTGAAGCATACTCCCATTTAGTACAAGATAATTTATAAACAGGCAATGCGCTTTGTTGATAAAATGGTTGTTCGTGTTCTACAAATTGAATCTCAAAGAATGCTTTTGTAGTTGGGAAGTAAACCAAATCACCTTCATTAGGTCGTTCACTTGTTTGTAAATCTGTATTGTTGGAAATTAAAGTCTCCCATCTTGCTTTCGATACCGTAAATACAATGTCATCCCTTAACTCTAAACCAAATCGTTTAATGATTTCTTGGTCACCCATATAACCATCAGTTTTATCTACATACATTTCGATAATATACGAATCGTCAAAAGACGAAGCAGGATCCTCTCCAAAGACAGTATCCTTGTTCGCTAATTTTCTTGGTAAATAGTAAACATCTTGTCCATAAATCTTCAACTGTTCAATTATTAAATCTTCGTATAATCGTTGCTCTGAAGTTGTGCCAGTATCAAAATAAACATTTATTGGCATTTAATTATCCTTGTTGCATATGTACAGGAGTTTCGTAGGTTGTTCTTATTTCTTCTTCTAGTTTTTGTTGTTCCGCAAGTGCTGAAGTAAATAATTCTGGTCCATTAAGAGTAACACCACCAAGCATTGCTGTGCCTGAAAATTTAGATAAGTTCTGACCCCATTGTCTTTTAATTAAAGATGTTGCATATCGTTTTAAATAAAGGTCATCAAAAATATCTGTAAATGTTGTTGGGTCTAATTTTCGATAACATTCAATAATCATATATTCATCAGCACTCACCGCTACTTCCCAATCCATATCAATATACAATCTATTCATATGTTGGTTAAATCGGTATGGTTTCTCTCCCACTAATATGTGGTCAAGAAAATCCAAATGCTTCATTGTCATTTCATAGTGGACAATACTAGTTGATGAAAAATCATACAAATCATTTAATCGCAATTGATATTTTACATCAAACATATTTAAATTGGATCTATCTGAAAAAGGAAAGACATTAATAACACTAATAATGGAACTAGGAACAACCAAATAATTTTCTGCTTCTGTCCAAGTTGTTGTTGCGCCTGTTGATGTTTCATCTAAAACTTTAAATTCAGTTTCTAACAATAAATCACCTGTCGTGTCTCCTGTTGTTGATGTACCTTCTTCTAATTCTATATTATCCTGAATAGTACCCTTATCTGTAGCAGTAAAATCACTTATATTTGCTCTCATACGAGTCACATCATCAGCAGTAACTTTATATTTCAAATACATTCTTTCAATACCATCATAGTGATATTGAGAAAAATACTGCAACGCTTCGTCTATTCTATCTTCTACCTGGTCATCATCAACATTAATATCAATAACAGGCTTGCCTAGATTTCGCAAACAATATTCTTTTAATGTACTTCTTGAATTTGGAATTGCCATTTTTGTATTTTCCTTGTCCTACTATTTATCTATTATCCCAATGCGACCGCTTGTGCAATAGAAAATGCTTTTGTTGCTTTTGTATCCATTTGTGTCTGAATTGCACTTGTAACGCCGTCAAGATACCCTGCTTCTGTTGAGGTTACGGCACTTACTGATACATCTCCACTACCATCAGATACTAATAATCTTGAAGCAGTTAAGTCTGCCATCTTACTAAATGCGATTGCAGCGCTCGAATTAATATCTGCATTGACAATTACTCCTGTACCAATCGCAGCCGTTCCTGTAACATTTCCAGAGCCATCAAAACTCGCTGAAGTCCAAACAACATCACCTGTTGAGGCAATTGTTCTACCACTTGCTAATGCAGTTGCTGTGTCGGCATTTCCTGTAATATCACCAGTAATATCACCAACAAAAGCAGTACTTGTAATACTTGTCGCACCAGTAACGACACCGGCATCAACTACTATCGTTCCATCAAGTACAATTTGTTGTCCTGATAATGGTGTAATCGTTAAATCTGTTCCGGCAGTAGAAGAAATATCATTGCCGTTTATAGTTATATTATCAACTGAAAGTGTTGTTAAAGTACCTAATGAAGTAATTGCACTTTGAGCCGCTTGTGTAACTGTTAAAGCAGTACCAGATGTATTACCAGTAACATTACCAGTTACATTACCTTCAAGGTTTGCAACTAATGTACCAACTGCATATCCTGTACCAGACGTATTTACAGTAGTTGTTGGTGCCGCTTGAAGGTCTTTAAATAATTTCCATTTGCCTGAATCATTAGCATCTCTAAACAGTCCTGAATATAAATCTTGTGAACCACTTGTGTCATATAATCCATATAAACCAATATCAACTACATCGGCTGAATCATTACCAGACGCCAATATCATTAACGGATCCTCTACGGACATTGTTGCAGTATTGACTGTTGTTGTATCACCCGAAACTGTTAAGTTACCAGATATTGTTACATCATCTGGAAGACCGACTGTGATTGTTCCTGATGACTCGGCAACTGTAACTTCATTTGATGTGCCTGAAAAAGTAACTGTACCACCAAGAGATGTTGCAGTTGAGTTTGAACCATCACTTACAGTAATAGTTGAATTAGCAAGATGAATATTATCAACAGAACCATCAACGTACTGGTCAGAATCAACAGAATTAGCACTCATATGTATAAGGTCTATTGAACCGTCCACATATTGGTCAGAATCGATAGAGTTAGCTGACATATGCTCTAAATCAATACTACCAGCTGCATAATGTTCAGAATCAATGGCATCATCAGCTATCTTTGTTCCGTCAACTGAATCAGCTGCTAAGTGAGCTAAATCAATAGAGCCATCTACATACTGGTCAGAGTCAACAGAATTAGCTGACATATGTGTAAGGTCGATAGCGCCTGTAGTAATTTCTGCGGAATCAACCGAGTTTGCACCAAGAGTGATAACACCGGTATCACTTATAGTAGCATCACCCGACATAGCCGCATCTCTCCACGTTGATGTATCTGTGTCATATAACAACAGCGAACCATCGGCTGCTGATGTAATATTGGTATCATTCAGTTCAGCAAGTGTATCTTCCGTCAATATTGCTGTATCAACATATGCTTTAATAGATTCTGATGAAGAAAGTGTTGTAGCACTAGCACCTGACATTGTGTCACTATCAAGTATAGCTGAAC